ATCCTGTATTTAATCGTTTCCATGAGGTATAAGCCATATCATATTAATAATCTAATTTAACTCTAATAAGAGCTTCTTTAGTAAAGTCTTTTTGCAACGGTTTACTTAATTTAGCTACAGCTAATAAATCACCTGTATCATTATATAAACCAACAGTTGTTGGATATGTTACTGGGTTGTTAATTAAAGTAGCATATAATAAATTACCATTTGAATCTATAATGGTTGGATTACTTGTAAAATTATATTCTGAGTTTTTAACTCTACAGAAGAAATATCTAGATGATATAGTTTCACTAGCTTGAATTCTAAAGTTTTTACCTTTATTAATTAAATCAAATAAAATTCTATTATTATAGTTGTAGTTAGGATTAGCAGAATATACTGTAGCATTACTATCAGTATTCCAAGTTACAGCTAAACCACCACTTGCTGTTGGTTGAGATAAAGCTAAAGCATTTAATATAATTAAACCTTCACTTGGAAAAACATATCCGTATGAACCACTAGGTAAATTAATTTGTGGTGAAGCTGTACCTTGAGAACCTGATATTAAAGTGTAATATTGGGTATTTTGAATAAATTCAGCTGTGGTTTGGGTTTGAGAATTATCTGTTAAAGTTAATTTATTAGCTCCACTACCACTTAATACTAAAGTTAAACTACCACCAAATAAAGATTGTTTATATTGGCTTCTAGCAAAAGATATAATAGCTATTTGATCAGATCCAGTAATTAAGGTATCAAATGTAAATTTAGTATTTTCATCACCTAAAATTAAAGTTCTAAATTGACCATAAACATCACGAGTAGGAGAATAACCATTAACAGCTGGGTTAAAGTATGCTGATCCTGAACCTCTACTATCACCAAAGGTTAAAGCCATCTGAACACTAGCACTTGGATTAAGATTAGGATCTTCTAAATATGTGTTTAAATAAAAATCACCTTGAGTTGTAGCTTCTTGAGTTGAAGATGTATAAAAAACAGAAGCTGTAACTTGTCCACTACTCCATAAAGGAGTAACTACTTCTTGGTTACTTGTAACTGAATCATCTGGGGCAAATTGGGTAAATGACATTATTTAATTATTTTTTCTTTAATGTGAAAGGAATGGTTATTCTAGCTCCTGAATCTCTACCAATAAATGTTACTGTAGTAGTATATTGAGTTCCTGTTACAGCACTTGATCCACCTGGGAATAATGAATCATTGGCAGTTCCTGCTACAAAAGTAAATGAAGTACCTACTTGAGCTGATGATATAGCTACACCACTAGTTACAGGTACTAAAGAACTTAAATTAATATTTGTTGTATCAATACCAACACCTGTGAAACTAGAACATACTCTACTATCACCTAAAATAGCTGTATAACCTGATGTTTCAACAGTAGCACCAGCTGCTCCTAAGTAATTTAATGTTTGTGGAGAGATAGTGACTTGAGCTCCTTGAGTTAAACTAATAGCACCTTGAGGGATACTTAATACAGGTAACTTACTTGTACCTCTAGGAAGAGTAACAAGTTGATATTTCATATCTTGAGTATTGTCAACAAATGCTTCTAATAAAGGCATTGCTTCAATGGCTTCACCATAAAAAGCTGAACCTGATGGGTGGTTTGGATTATAAAGTGTATAATCAATTTCATCATCAGATAATGAAAATTGTGTTATTCTAAAAGAACCATCGTTGCGAGCTAATAACTCACGACCTTTCTTTGTTAATACAGCATCAATTGTAATGTATTGGTTATTTAAAAAAGCCATTGTTTATTTTTATTATAAATATATTAAAGAGCAGGAATTAATCCTTTCTGTGTAAGATCTTCTATTATTCTTGATAAGTTATTTTTTAATTTTTCACTTGGATATTTTGGAAATACAAAACATGGATTATTTCCACCATCTCCATTAATCATTATAAATCCAATGTCATCTATATATCTTCTTATAGAAAAATAATTTATATCTATTTTAGTACTATCAACAGGTTCTGTTAATGTAACATATAGTTTTTCATCTGTTGATGATAAATTAACTTCTTTAATTGTTCTAACTAAACTTTCATTTCCCATAAATCTAATTTCATCACCATATTGTAATTCAAATTTAATAGGATCATCAAAACCAGAACCATCTATAGGAATTTGATAATATGCACCTCCATAAACTCTAGCTAGTCCTGGATTAGATCCAGTTAATACTGTATCTTTTGTTGAATTTCCTACAGTCCAACAACTTGATTTTGATACTGTAATAGAACCTGTATAAGGGGAGATTTTAAATCCAGTCAAGAAAGGAACTGGGCTAATAACTCCAACTAAAAGTTGAAGTGGATTTGGATAAAAGCCTGGAGAATTTGTTAAAGGTAATATTACTGGTTGGTAAATATCATTTACATTCCAATTATTATTTATAGAAAAAACACTACCACTAGCAGTTGAATTAGGTCCTATTTTTAATGGAGTTGAATCAAATACTTCATTATTTTTTAATATAATTAATGAGCAAGTAATATCAAAAGTATTAGGATTATTTATCATAGCATTAAAAGCCATTCTAGCATTAACATCAGAAGTAAATGAAGATGTATATTGATAATTAGTTATATTCCAATCATTTTGTTCATCAGCTAAAACATTATCCAGTTCAGGAATAATATATTCTCCATTCCATGATAATAAATTTATATTTTGAGTAGAATTTTTTTCAATCTCTGTATAAAATTTTTGTTGAGCTACAGAAGAAGAAGGAATATAAAACCTAATATTACTATAAGAGCCAGATACTAAATAGTCTCTTCCTATAGATCCAGTATCAGTATACAAAATAGTTGTTGCTCTTTGACCTGGTCTAAAAATAGTGTAAGTTTGAGCTTGAGATCCTGTTGATAATCCTGGGTTAGAACTAACATTTACTTCATCTCCTGATTCAAAACCTGAAAATAATCCTAATCTATATTCACCATTATATGAAAGTAGATTTGTTGGACTTAAAGTAACACCATCATCATTACATAAAAACTTAATATGATAATTCCAAGATCCTTGTTTTTCAGCTAAAGCTCCACCATTCCAATCACAATAAGCAAAATATGTTTGTCTTTTATCTATTGTAGCAGTTTTACCATAAGTAGTATCACCATTAGAATAATCATTATAAGTTCTACTAGTTGTTTTAGTACCATCTATTCTTGGAATAGCTAAAGTACTATTATATAAAGCATCTTGTAATTCAACATAACTTGTTACTTCAGTTCCATCTTCGTTATAAGACACCAATCTAGCTTTATCAGAAATTCTATTTTCTTCAGCATTATTTTGAAGAGCATTAAATCCTTGATATTGTTGATTAAAAATAGGAAGTAAAGATGGTTGATAATATTCTATATCTTGTATACCTATTCTACCACCAGCAATAACATTTAAACCAGTATTAATAAATCTAAGATAATATCCAGGATTATTAGCTGTAAAAGTTACAGGACCTATTGTTCCAGCTGCTACAGTATATATTATATTTCCAAGACCATCTTCTATTTCCATATCAGCCTGACAGGCATTTAAATAGAAATATAAAGTATAAACACCAGGAGCATTAACATTTAAATCATATATATAAGGACCTGATGGTGGTGGGTATAAATCATAATCAGGAAATGTATAAAAAACATTACTTAAATTTGAATTTTGTAAAGCAAATGGGTTTTTAAATAAGTAATAATCATTAACATCAATTAATGAACCACTTAATTCCCCATTATAAGCATACTCATTATTTCCTACAACAGCAACAGATCCAGTTTGAGTGTATACATCATATAAACTTGATGATATGGTAATTTCAGGTAATGCTCCTCCATATCCTCCTGTTATAGTTTCTGTTTCTATAGAACTAGTATAAAATATAGTTTCATAAGAAGGTTCATATCTAGCTTGTTTACTTCTTTCTAATATATGTGGTTTATAAATTAAACCTGTAGCTGTATTACTTCTTCCAGGTACAAAATCTTGAATAAATTTAAATAATGAGTTATGGAAATAATCAATTATTGTTTCAAAATCTTTATAATTAAATTTATTTTGGTATTTCTTAAAATAATTAGCTTGTAATAAAGTTAAATCTTTATAAGATGTTGAACTAGCTTCTTCAGGATTTCCTATAATATCATCCATATCATAAGTTGTACCTAATTGAGCTATAATATCTTCATTTATTTCATCTTGAGGTGAAAAACCAAATTGATATAAATGAATGTCTGTTGTATTTGTTAATATAGGAGATTGAACAATAGAATGATTTAATGTTAAAATATCTCCATAAACACTACTACTAACAATATCAATTTTACTAGTTACTGGACTTGTATAAGTTGATATAGCTGGGTTAGTATAATATGTTTCTTTAAAAGAATTATAATTATTTTGGTTTATAAATCCACTAGCTGAAATATATGATGATGTTGAATAAGCTGATGAGCTATAAGCCATGCTTAAATTAGGTTGGACACCATATACTTTAGTTGTTACTGAATGATTATATGTGTATAAATCATTACCTAATGGAAATCTACCTATTAAATAATTATATGGAAAAGTTGTGTCATTACCTTCAAAAGATTCAGGATTTAAAACATGGTGATTAAATTTAGATTCTGATAAAGGAATACTCCATAATCTTAATTCTTGTAAAGAACCACTAAATCTATTACCAAAAATAGAATTATTAGGTGTAGTATTATATCCACCAACAACTAATTGTTTAGTAGCACTACCACTCCAAGCTATATCTGTAATTTCTATTGAATTTGTTATAGAACCACTAGCTTGATGTCCTACTTCTCCACCAACTTCATTTTTAACATAAATTCTATATGCATAATCACCTTCATCAAGAACATATCCTGTATTAACATATCCTGTATTAACATATGATGTATCTGAACCTAATGTTCTTTGGACTAGAATATTATACCAATTATATTCACCTAAAGAATTAGTTACAAATATTGGTAAAGGATCTAAAGATAATGTAGCATAAGTAGTTGTAGAACCACCACCACCATTATCTATTAATAATTTAATAACACCATAATTATAACTTCCTGTAGGATATTTAGTTAAAGTAACACCAACTACAGGATCATTACTAGTGTTAAAATCTTTTATAACTGCTAAAGACTGAGTAAGAGGTATAAAAGAATTTTCAAAAGGTTTAAATCTAAATTCAAAAACATTTATAGAATTATCAGAATAAATATTACTAACATATGATGATGATAATGTAGTCCAAGGAGTATAAATATATTGTGAACCACTTACTTGAAGAGCATATGTAAATCTATCAAAACTATATTCAACAGTTTCTTCATTTTTATCAACACCTCCAAATTCTAAAGGTCTTAAAATAGTATTTGGTATTCCATAAAGTGTTGATAAATAATCAGCAAATTTATTTGTACCTTTAGATTTTAATAAAGTTGGTAAGTTATGATAAATTCTTTTATAAAAAGATTTAATTTGATCCTGACCTGGAGTTTGGTATTGGGACGCTGATATTAATGTTTGATAAGAAGAAGTAGTAGGTAAATAAGATCCATTTTGATTTACACCATACAAATAATCAAACACTTCTGTACCATCTTCATCAGTATAAACTTTTATACCAAATGATTGTAAAGCATAATAAACTAAATCTTTAGAAATACCTTCAGATAACTTGTTTTTAGCTTGATATAAATCAACTATAGCTTTAATATAAAGCCATATTTCATCAAACATTTGACCTAAAGCAGATACATAAGTAAATAAGGTCTCATTATTACTATTATCAGTAATATAAGTAGGTAACGCGTTTAATAAATAATTTTGATTATTGTTATCATATATTGATCCACTATCATATGAACCGCTATACCACGCTATAACTTGGGAACTTGATACAGAATATAATTGATATGGTTTAGTATTATTTATTTTAGGCCAAGCATATGAACTTGATTCAAAATACAAGTAATTTTCATATCCATCAAAACTTTTAATTACTTTATCAATAGAATTTAAAGAAGAAGTAACTGTTAAAAAAGCTGCTGGAGATGGACTTAAACTAGCTGAAGCTATTGTTTTATTATATAACTCAATTTGGCTAATCTTATATTGAAAAGCTTGTAATCTTTCAGTGATTGAAGAAAAATGAATAAAATTATTATAATCAGTATAATCAACATTAATTTGAAATGTTGATGAAGACATAAACGTTAAAAGTCTCTGAAATAATGGATTTTGAGAACTTGTTATGTTGGTTATTTGATTATAATTGTAATATGGGGTAGAACCTGCTACTAAATAATCTACATCTATATTAAAATTAGCAGGTCTTAATGTTGGAAAAGTTGGAGTAGATATATCAACAGTAATAGAAACAGAAAATCTATCATCAATTGATAATTTATCAACTATACCTATTCTATCATTTTGAGTAAATTGAACAGGTAAAGGATTGATTAATTTAATTAAAATAGAATAATTATCACTACTTAAATCTAAAGCTACATTGACAGCAGGAATAAATCTATTTTGTCCAAAATTTAAATAGAACTCTTTAAAATATGGAGTACCATAAAATTCATTTATAAACTCATTACCTCCTGATAGTATAAGATCATTAGATACTACTGTTGAATTTAATCTTAATTCAAGTCTATCACTTGATATTTCTTTTATAAAAAATACTCTTTCAACTCCTAAATAAACTTTAGGTCTTAAAACATTATAGTCAGTTATAAATGAACCTCTACTAAAACCTAATTGTTGAATATCAAAAGCTGGGTCAAAAGATAATTCTGTAGTTGAATTAACATTACCTGTAACACCACTATTAGGAACACCATAATTTTTATAAGGAACAATAGATCTTATTAAATTATTAGTATTGTCGTAAATATGTAACTCAACAAAGTCTTCAGGTTGACCAAATTTTCTGGTCATCTCTTTATTAGCTACCAAAGACTGTTCTTGTGGAGTTAATATTCTATCATTTGATGGTAATCTAGTAACTGTTACTGCCATGTTATGGTGTTAAATTAGTAAAGGTTGATGAAACTATTTGGTTTTTTAATCGAACATTTTCTTGTCTTAAAAGTTCTAATTCATTATAAATATTATCTAAAGAAACACCAAGATATTTTAAACTTGTATCAACTATATATTCATGTGAATTAATAGATCCTGTTGTAGGAATTGTAAAAAATAAATTATTATATAATCTAAAAAAATCTTGAACAGATAATATTATACTACCTGTATCTAAAGTAACTGGTGGATCTTTTGGAACTAATTGACTAAAACTTGTGTTTACAACTTCTTTAAAGCTGTTAGCATCATATATAGTTTTTTTAATATTTACTGTTTCTGCCATATTAACTTGAAAACGATAAATTAAAAGCTGTAGTAAATGAAGAACCATTAGTAAAGATATTGTCAGCCACATTATTTACATTTTGTGTAACTTTAAAATAAAAATCTGGTTGATCAAATATATAAACATTTGCTCCAATAATAGATTTAATTAATACTTTATAATATCTATCTGGTTCTAATCCATTCATATATAAATTAAAATAATTACTTGTTGGGTCTGAACTTAATTTTGTAGATACACTATCAAAATCTATAATAGTTTCATTAGTATCAACATCAACAATTGAATAGTAAGATGTTTGAGGTAATGAATTATTATAAGCATATAATGAAGAAGTAGTAAATATCCTAGCAGGATATCTTTCTCTTACATAAACTCTTATTTTACTATATTCTGAGTCACGATAAGTAGATTTATTATTACCTAAAGTAACCATTACATTATCATCTGTTATAGTTACTAATGATCCAGTATTCCAAACTGAATCATCCCATTTCATTTCTAAATAAGGAGGATATATTGTATTAGTATCTCTTGAAAAGAAATTAAAATTATATAAAGGAGATGTGTTAAATTCATCATAAGTTGAACCACTTAATCTTAATATAAATCCTTCATTTTGAATAGAACCTGTGTACCACATGTTGACTAAAGATGAAACATCAACATTGATATCTTTTGAAGTATAAAAGCTAAAAGATTGAGTTACCGATGATGTAAACCATGCTCCACCTCCATAATTTGAACCAGTATATGAACCTGTAGTTCCAGGTGCAAAAGTTGTAGGCCAACTATTTGTTCTATTTGATTTTCTATATCTCCAACTAACTCCGTCTTCAACAATAGGAATATCTGAATATCTTCCAGTTCCCATATCCCAAGATTGAGAAATAGGATTAATTATCAAACTAATATCTGCTGGTAATCCACTAACATTAGCTGCAAATAATTTTAAACTAGATGTTACTACTGATGGTGAAGCATTATTAATTATAGTTGTAATAGGTTCTTGATCAAATTTAATTAAAATTCTTCTAGCAGCTGATTGATTATCATATACTCTAGATAATTGTTTAGAGATATCTAAAATTTCATCAATACCCGAATTAAGATAAGGATAATCTGAATATATTGTAGCGTCTTTTGTAGGGAATATTTTATATACGGCCATTTGATATAAATATATTTTTAATAAACTATTACACGACCAAAAATATCAGTTTCAGGATATCTTACTTCAAATATTGATGGATCAATAGAAGGATATATTACACCATTTAATGTAGCTGCATTTAAATCATAAGCATATGGAGAATAATTAGTTCCTACTTTATTTACAAATTCTAATTTTCTTACAGTTTGAACTCCAGGAGCTGATAATATTACACCTTCAACAGCTGATTTTATTATAGGTTGATTAATTTGCCATTTACTAGTATTAAAAAAGTTTTGTAATCTAGTAATACAATCCAATAATACAGTTTGTCCATTAAAACCAGTTAATACAGATATATCAAAATTAACACCAATATTAATATAAAAAGCATCTCTAATAGAGATAGCATCTGTTACCATTTTAAATTGTTCTAAATAATTTTTTAAATTAAGTTTAACAGCATCAGAAGCTTGTGTTAATTTATTATCAATATTGTTTGATAAAATATAAATAGATAAAGCTAATGGATTACTATTTAATAATTCTGATGGTCTATCTATATCAATACCAACTCTATAATCTTGAGTAACATATGCTTTAGATATATAACCAAATTCAGAAGGCATTGATAAAGTTCTAATTAAATAATCTTCTTTAGTTACACCTCTTAATTGAGTTGGAAAATTAGCTAAAGCATTTAATCTTATTTCTTCTACTGTATCTCCAGGACCTCCTCCTGTTGCTCCTACAGGGTTATTAAATCTTACAGATTCATTTACAATATTTAATATACTAACATTTAAACCATATGAATCAATATATGTATTTAAACTGTTAACATTTATTAAATCATCTGAAGGAACATTTGATTCAGGACCACCACCAACTACATAATTTACAGTTAATGTTGTATTTGAAGGAGCTAAACCATATTCTTTAGTATATAAAAAGTTTGATGGATCAAAAGCAGTATTAAACTTAGATATTCCATCAACTAATCCTAAACCAACATTATCTGGGTTTGGTATAATTAATTCATCAGGAACTGATGAGACACCAGATCCAAATCCTATTTCTAAAGTTGTATCGTTTGTAAATCTTGTTGTAAATCTTCTATTAACTTTTTTTAATCTTAACATATAAGGAGCTGAATCCCTATATTGAGCGTAATTAGGTTCATTAACTGGAATATTATAAGATTTATCTATTATAGTATCTTGTGCTAAATAGGGAACTTCATACCAAGTATTTCCATCATTATCAACTATATTTTCAATTTTTATAATTTGATCATCAATTAAATCAACTGTTGAAAATTGTTCAGGAGTTCCAAAACTAAATGAAGTAGATTTTTTAGTACCAGAATAAGCGTTTACTTGTTTTTTTAATAAATAAAATTCAGGATTATTAGTACCAGCATAATAACTATATATTGAGACTTCAGTTGGATCAAAAGAAGATGAAAATCTAAAATCAACTAAATTTTCTGTTATAAAAGTAACACCAGAATTAGAATTAGATTTAATTGTAGATCCTTCTAATATTTGAAGAGCATATCTATAATCTGGACTGTAACTATTGGCAGCATCAGATGGTATTAATTGGTATACATCTAATTCAACTTGAGCAGTTGATGTAACTTTAGGTTTATATCCTAAAGAATAAGCTAAAGCCATAATATTTTTTTCTTCTTTAGCATAAGCTAATAAAGTTTCTTGAAGTTGATTATCAGTATAAAATGATAATACATCACCTACATAAGCAGCCAAGTCAATAAACATATTACCTGGAGCTGATGGTCCAAAATCTATATAACTATTTTGGTAATAATTTTTTATATAGTCTACTAAACTTTGTTTAAGTTGAGTAAAATCTCGATTTATATACTGAATGTCTTGACTCATTGTGTTATGTTAATATTTAATGTATCTGCTTGATTATATATACTATAGTCTATTATTATGTTAGCTTGATTTTGGTCTGAATTTTTAATAATAGATATATTATTAATAATAACACCAGGTACGTAGGCTAATATTCTGTCTTTTAAACTTTCTAAAATACTATCTAAAATAGTATCTTGCTCAAATATTGAAGCTCTTATATTTCCTCCAAAACTAGGGTCAAATAAACGTTCTTCATTATTTGTTAGAACAAAATTAATTAGATTTGATTTAACTTGTTCTTTAGTTGTTATTGTAGGTACAAAAACATTATTACCTCCAAAAATAACACTAATACCTAAAGTTCTTTGAGGAACTAAAGAAGTTGCATTTAATTTATATATTGGTCTATTTATAGCCATTAAATTTTACCTTGTTCTTTTAATTTTCCCATTATAGCTCTATAATCAGGAACAGCATCTATTTTTACCTGATTGATGTCTTTAACAGGTCCAGCTTGTTGTAAAAATCCTTCTACTGTTGTAACTTTAGGTTCATATCCTCCTACATTAGGCATCATTGAAGAAAAATTAGGTGCCATAGGTGAAGTAGCATTGATTAAAGTTCTCCAACTTCCTTCAGCAGCTGTTTCTTGCAAAATATCAGTTATTGGATTACCTGTTGATTTAATTTCTTTTTTAACAGGAATATCTTTAACTAAATTTTTAATTGATCTATTTTCTGAAATTGTTGGTTTTTCTAAATTATATAATTCTTCTCTAAGAACTGTTCTAACTTCGTCTCTCACAACTTTTCTAATTAAATTAAGAAATTCATTTGTTTTCATGGTTATAAATATTTATATTAACTAAGTATTTGTTTTAATTCATCAATTAATTCTAATGGAGTTTTAGTAGCACTAGGAGCTGTTTCAGTTATTAATAATCCTGATAATGAATCATAAGCTGCTGCTTTATTAAATCCATCTTTTAATGGTATAATTTTTATAATATATTTAATATTATTAGATGAGTTAACAGTTTCTTCTAAAGTAAAAACAGTTTCAACCTCATTAATTCTATTAACTAATATATTTTTAGTTTCAACAAAATTATTATTACTATTTACAATAGTAAATTTAGCTTGACTTAATTTAATTTTTAAAATAGTTAATAAATTATTAACTAATTGTAAAGTACCTGTAAAAGAAGTTAATACTTCATTAATGTCTTTAATTTTATTTTGTAAATCTATAATTCTAACTAATTTTGTATTCAAATCAGATATTGTTTGAGCTGTCACTGGTTTTGATGGAGATGGACTAGCTAATTCACCAACTGCTGCTATTAATTGAGCAGATAATAATTTTTCTCTAAATTGAAGATATATATTAAGAGCTGTTAATATTTTATTAACAATACTTATAGTTTTAGTTATTATATTTACTATCTCTGTTATTTTATTTAAACTATTTCTTAATAAATCTATTTTTTTATTAAATTGATCTTCTATAAAAAACCAATCTCCATCTTGATGAGGATAAAAAAATATTTGAATACTATCTTTAATCTCAATTCTTCCTTTTCTATTTAATAAAGAAGTAGCTTCTTTAACAATTAAATTAATAGTTTCATCAGAAGTAGCTATACCTATTAAAGTAGTTTCTAAATAAGGTCCTAATAAATTTGAAATACTATCTTTTGAAATACTATCTGTATCAAAACTACTTAAAGTTGAAACAGCTTTTGCAGTTGGAGTAACAATAGCATTAACAGCAGGATTGTTAATATTAGGTTTTAATTTTTCTATAGCACCTGATATAGCCATTATATAGTTTTAGTTATATTTGATTTGTAAAAACCAGGACGATCTAATTTATTTAAAATTATTGCTAATTGACTTTTTAAATAAGAAGATCCAGCTTTATATATAGGAGGTATTTTAGTACTAGATAATACAATATCATTAGTAGTATTTATAGCATTAAATAAATCAGTTAAAATTTCTTTCAAATCATCAGCTTTTACAACAGGTTGTAAATTACCTTTAGTTTCATCACCTAATTGAATTAAAGGAGCATTAATATATAATTTATTAACAATATCATCTGTATCTGTAGGTCCAACATCAATATAAATACCCTCATTAGCATTTATATGAACATATTGATTAGCACTTAAAAATATACTATCAGATCTGCCATTTAAGATAAGTCTACCAGATGATAATATTATCTGTTCTCCTTCATATTGACTAGGTAATTGTGGTGTACTCATATTTAAGATCTATTATAATAATAAATGGCTGTGTTATACAATTTAATTTCTTCTTTTTTTCTTCTTTCAAATTCTGATTTGTTTTGTTTTTCTAAATCAAGAAATACCCAAGTATTTAAATGTCTTTCAGCCCATTTATCAGCAGTATCAGCTTTATCAAAACCTTTAGCTTTAGCTCTATCACCCATAAAATTAAGAGCATCTTTTTGAGTTGCAAATAAAGCAAAAGCTCGGCATCCATTAGCATCTTTAAAACATTTTTGTCCTACAAAATTTTTACCTAAACTACCCCAAGGACCAGAGTCTGTTTGAATTCCTGTATAATTGTGAGTATTAGGTGTTGAAAATAATGAATTTGGACTAGTTCCATAATTAATTCTATAAGATTCAGCCCAATATAATGCCCAAAGACTTTTAGTTAAAGTTGTATCTTTACCTGAATGAGCTATTATTTGTTTTTTTAATTCAGCTAAAGATATTGTTGTTGAAGGAGAATCTTGTTTAAAAGGTAAATTTGGATAACTAGTTTTACAATCTTCTTTTCTACATCCTCCACCAGAACCTGAGGGAGTTCCTCCAGTACCTGAAGAAGTCCCACCACTACTTTGAATTGTAACTTCATTAGCTTCACCTCCTGATTCTTCAGGAGTTGGTGCTCTAGAATATTGAGCTTCTTCTATTACAACAACACCTTCATCTTCATTTTCTGGTAATCCGTCTTCAGGAAGAACCACATCACCTTCTGGAGGTTGATTATTTATAATATTTGTTCTTTGTTCATCAGTAAGATCTACTTCTTCTAATGGTTCTGGTAGTTCTGTATTAGGGAGAATAATTCCTGGAGTACTACCGGTTAAATAATTTAAAGGTTCTAATACAGCCGCGTTAAAATAAGCTGAAGAGTTATAAGAACCATCTGTTGTTTTTGTAGTACCTTTTCTTAATTCAAAATGTAAATGAGGACCTCTTGAATTACCAGCACCTTCAGCTCCTTTTTCACCACCACTTAAACCTATAAGTTGACCACCTACAACATTTTGGTTAGCATTTACAAGAAGTTTAGTTAAATGAGCATATAAAGTTAAATATCCTTTATCTTCATGTTCTAATATTATAGCAGTTCCAAATCCTTTAGGATCCCAATTAAATTGAGATACTATAACTTTTCCATCCCATACAGCATATACATTACTACCAACAGTTACAGCAAAATCAGTTCCATAATGTTTTCCTGGTATAAGTGATCTACCAACATTAGAAATATCATCTACTGGATTATGAGTAAATTTTCCATTATCTGTAGGAGGAGGTATAGGAGATGGAGCTGGTTGTATAATATCAGGTTTAGGAGTATTTAAATTTAATGTTGTATAATTTGTAGCTCCCATTTTAATATCAATAGGAGATTGTGAAATTAAAGAATCAGTTGATGTTGATACAATTCCTATAAAAGATAAATCATTGTTAGGTGATATATCAATAGATCCAGTATAATTACTAGATGTTAATTCATTAACAATATTATCATTATGTGATGAATAAATAAAAACATTACCAGTATTATCTAAAGTAATACCATTAGAAGCTCTACCTTCTATATATGTGTCACCAGGTTTATTTCTCCTAGGATAATATTTTTTATCTGACCAATTACCTCCCATTAGAATCCGTTTGAACTATTTATATATGTTTTAACATTAGATGGTCTTTTTAAATCATTATTAATATTAGAAGGAGTATTTTGATTATTTAATATAATATTATTATTAACATCTTGCCAAGCAGATAAAGGTGCTGGTTCATAATATATTTGTGGTCTATATTGGGCTGGAAGATCAGATGTTGAATAAGGTTCAGGACCATTAAATATTCTAACTATTTCTCCTGGTAATGGTAATTTTCCTATAGTGTTAGAATAAGGATAAGCAGGTGATGATCCTGTATAATTTGTTCCAACTAATGATGGTGATAAATTATCTACTAATAATTCATAAACTATAGATTTATCAGGAAATGTATTTAATACTCTAGCATATGTAAAAGGTTTACTATTTTTATCAATTTTATCATAACCATTAGCAGCTAAGGTAGAATTAACATTACCCATAGCATTTCCTGTTATAACATATGTACTAGAAGTAGGCATTATTCTTTTATTTCTTGTAAAGATTCAAATAACATTTCTTTTTCTTTTTCTGTTAATAATTCTCCACCATCATTTGAAGCAGCATTCATAGCTCTTTGAACTATTCCAGCCATCTTGATTAAAGCATCATCATTTTTAACACTTATTTCAAGATATTCTTTTAATAAAGGAACCATCATAACAGCATCACCTGGTTCATGAATAAATTCTTTTAATTGAGCTATTAAAGCTCTTAATTGCTTTTCTTTTTCTTTAGAGTTCTTATAAATATCTTCTAATAAAGAACCAAAAGTTTTGTCTTTGAATATAATAGTATCAAAATTCATAGCTTGTATATAATATAAATACAAGTTAAGAAAAAAATTTAATCAAATTTAATATAACCATGCATATAATAATGATTATATTGTTCTTTATATATTTTCTTTAATTTCTTAATTGTTCTTGTAATTTGTGGGGTTGATGAATCAGTCATTTCTCTAATATAGATGTAAAGAGCTTTTTTATTAAATATATCTATATTTTCTCTTTTTCTAAATAATTGAATAATAGCATCTGCAACAATTGTATCTTTTTGTTTACTAAATAACTTATCCATATTAATATCCATATATCTAATAAACATATCCATAAATTCTTCAGGTCCTGTTGTATCAGCTTCAGCTACTAAATTATTATAAATTGTATCATCTTCATCTACTTCTTCTACCTCAGCTTTATTTTTAATCTTTTTATAAATAGCCTGGTTTGAAAGAATTAAGTAACGTTTTGCTATTGTACCAAAATAAGAATAAGCTTTACCTTTAGATTGATCATACATGTGCATTTTTTCTAATAAGAAAATAATAACTTCATGTTGTAATTCTTTAATAGTATCTACTTCAGTGTAATAATATTTAAAAGTATGAATAATATTTTCAGTTAATTTAAAAAATGGTTGATAAATTTTTGTAGAAAATATTCTATCTTTTTCACTAGAAGTTGAGGCGTTTTTCCAAGCTACAATAGCATCTTCAGTTTCTTGGGTAAAATAAGTATTTGATTTTTTAGGTTTACGTTTACGAGGAGTACCTTTTTTAGTTAATTCTAATGTAGGATTTTCCCCAACAACTAATACTTCTGTACTCATTATTTTTTAATAAATTGATTTAAAGTTAATTGGATTTCTTTAACAGCTTTAAAAAACCATCCAATTTCATCATCTGATGAGAATGAACCTCTTTGATCAATTTCTTTTAATAAACGATCAGATTCATCAATAACACTAATTATTTGATTAATTAATACTTGTTGCTCTTCAATAATAGTCTCTAAACGTTCTGTTTTTTTCATTAAATTCCAAATAGCATAACCTGCTATTGTGAATATCCAAAGAGCTATGTTTAAAATAGTTACTGCCATATAATTATAAATTTTTTAACATATCTGCAAATCCTGGATTGTTTTTACTTAATGATTTAAAAGCTTTATCCTTATTAGCAGATGCTGTTGGTTTTGTATATTCTTTTTTAGGTTTTGAAACTGTTCTAGGATCAACAAATTTATCAAGATAAGCATGTTCAAACTCAATACGAGCAGCCATTAAATCAGCTTGATGAACAATATAAATTAAAGATGTCCTAGGTTTTGTTTCAGGCATCCAAGTCATCAAATATTGTTTATTTGATTCATCATAAAGTCCATCATGTAATTTAATGGCTAACATCTCGTTTTGAGAAAATTCAATTCCATACTGGGTTAATAACCATAAACCTCTGTCTGGAACAGTCATATAAGATAACGCTGGGTTAAAAGCGTAAACTTCTCCTCTATTTTGTACATGCCACTCTGAAGGGTTAGGTATAACAGCTTCATGATCAAAGTCACCAAATTTACCTAAATCATGATTTAAAGCTGAGAATACTAACTCTTCAGTAGTGTATGTTTCTTTAACACCGAATTTTTTCCAAACTTGGTCTATTTCTAAGGCAGCGTTGATAACACGCAACACATGATCGATGTAACCACCTGGAAAACAGTTATGGTACTCTTTTTTATGACTAGCAGGCATTAAACAAAAACGCTCGTCATATTTATTGTAGAACTTTC